GAAACTGGCCCCAATATTGATATTATTCAATTTGAGAAATAGCGCACCAGCTCCATGATTTAAAACTTTTATATCCCCCCAGAACTCTAAATTTTTATCCCCTTTGGCAAAGTGATATATAGGTGCACTTGCTAAATGTGCTGCTGCAGTTGTTCCAAATTGTCCTCTTTCTACTGTTGCATTAACCTCAAGACCGGCACCAGCAGCGTTACTAGCTGTAATCTTTATAATCTCTTCATCTATTAAGACATAATCCATAGCAGTAAATGTATCGACACCATCTAGATCTTCTGTAATCATATAAGTTATAACATCGGTCATAGCCCCTAATAAATTATCCAAAGTTTCACCTGAATCCTTTATTAATCCTAATGGAACTGCACTATAAATATCATAGTCTGCTGCGTCTACACCGCATCTATATTCACATGTATTCTTTATCCCAGAGGCACTTTCATTGATTATCATGTTAAAACCTGCTTGTTCTAATGTAGCCCCTACAAAGGCGTCGCCTTGATATTCCATAGTCATAGCCATATTACCCCCTATAAGCTAATAGTATACCTGAACCCCATGTAACCTTATAAAAGGATCCATAGACAACATCACCATCCGATAAATTAATAACACCCCCTGTGAGTGTACCATCATCTGTTAAGTGCTCCCCAATACTAGAGAAACCACGCACTGTAGATGCCCCTATAGCCTTTATAGCCACCCATTGCTCTGCATCACCTGCGACACCAACGGTAGAAGTTAGAGCACTAACTATAGTATCGAACCCTGTTTGGCCCAGAAATATATTGCCAGCTTCATCACCTGTATACCTTCTTATTCCTACATTTGCCATTCTTACCTCCTGCCCTAAAGACTAAATGTCAATGAGCTTATTTTATTGTTATCTAATTGCATTTGGACCAGGAGCAATAGACCTAGCCCCATAAATTTTACTACTATTATCTTGTTCTACCATTTTATGAAACTGAGCCATAAAAAAATCTCTTTTCTTAATATCTCCAGTATCTTCCATTAGTCTTGCTTTAATGTAATATACCAATGCCAATCCTTGATAGGAATTAACTGGGATAATACTATCTTCATCATCTAATACATCTATGTCATAATATGAATAAACGTTATCAGTAAATATTCCGGCAACGCTTTTTCCCTTTACTTTAGTATTGGTTGTAATAGTGGTATAAGTAGAAAAAGTAGAAGAAACCGCTTCGTGTAGACCACTAAAGTTTTCAGAATTACGTACTAAAAATTTATGTCCAGCCGTATATAAAGGCGTCTGATCCCCATGCGATGCTTTAGTGCGAAACTTCAATACTCCAGCGTCATCTGCTTCATCATATAGGCCATGGGTGGATTTTGTTATATATTCCCACGCACCCTCATGAGTATATTCAATTTGTAAGCCATTTTCTACTGCTGCTAATGGACTTTTCCAAGTGCCCCCACTAGTAGGTAGCTCAATACCAGCAGAAGGATCATATTCATAGTTAAGTCCTCCACTGCTACTAGTAGTATCTTTTTGCAAAATAGCGACTTGATTCCCTCTAATATAATATGCGTATTCTTTAGCTGAAGCCATTATGTATTGTCCGAATCTGGAACAAAAGGGTTCCCTATCATTCTGGGAATACTTCTATATTCATCTTTAGTATTCAAATGATTCTTAACCCTAATATCTAAGACCTTAACCATATCTCTTGGTAAGTTATAAAATCTTTGATTTAAGACTAAATTTATATTTTCCTCGTTAATATTGGCCTCAGAAATTCTATTTAATTCTTTTAAGCCATCCTTTAAGTAAGCGAGTATGACTCCTGTTCTAGTGTCACCTACTCTTTCCATTAATTCCATTACTTTCATCTAGCTCTGCTCCTTTGTTGTTGGGCTGCCTGAGCCGCTTTTGCCTTCTCTTGACGTTCAGATTCTTTTTCAAAGTGGCTACTATAGTCTTGATATATCCATTGATATCTTTGAAGTAAGTCTTTCATTTTACCTGTAAATGTTTTCATATTAGCATCGGCACTACTCGAATATGCCTGAATAAATTGTTGAATTTTGGCTAATTGCACTTCCGCAAGTGATATATCTTCTTGTCTCTGTATCATATCTCCTGCAACTTTAAACCATTGTCTAAAATCAAGATTCTCATCGTTAAAGCTATAATCAATAGAGGACCAAGGTTCATTACTTATACTTGTTAAATCTGTTTGCCCAGTTTCGCTGATAGTACCACTGACTTTTGTAGTTAAAAGAGGGGAAATCTGTGCTGCTAAGTCTCCCATTACACAAGTTAATACTTGTAGTGCTGCATATTTTACGACTAAAGGTACATTCGCTAAAGGAAAAAATTGTATTGTAGTACTGCTAAAAGCTAATGGAGTTAAATCTGTTGTGACTGGTTCATTATTAACATAGTATAATTGATATCTTTCACCCACACTTCCATCAGATGTTGGAACTATTTCAATATTGCCATATTCAGATATAAAAAAGGCAGGGTGATACTTAGACACTAAAAATAAACTATCACTATCAGTAGCTCTTGACTGCACTCCAATAGGCAAAGATTTAGCCTCTCTCCAGTCGCCACTTGAGCCAGATTCTCTTTGAACTGAAATCATATTAGAGGCAGTAATTTGTGGTGATAGATTTAATTCATCAATGGTTACATTATCCACTATAAATTGATCTGCATCGGAGGGAGTCGCAACATAAATTGCGACATCACCATTTGTTGTAGTTGCAATAATATCAGCTTGATAGTTCTGGAGTCCACCACTATTATATGCTAGTTTGCCACTCATATCACCAGTAGTCATATTCGTGGGTATTAAGGATGCGCCACCAAGTGCAAAAGTAACTGGTCCAGCATCTGCCCCAGAATCTCTAGCTCTCATCGACGCACTCATTCTATATAGTTTGCCAATAGTAAATGGATTGCCTCCAGCGGGATATAAATTACTAACAGCTAATGACATACCTTCATGTGTTCCATCTCCGCCCGGGTCCACTGACATATAATTGCCAATATCATTAACATTAATATGCGTTGCCGTTAATGGCCTTATACTAAAATTGTCAAATTTTACAGTAACATCAGTATCTATATTGCAGATGATTCCCAATTTCTGACAATTGACATCCATTGTAAATTCTAATTCTTCTCCATAAACCCACATACCTGTAGGTGCAGTATAGTTTTTCTTAGCCAGAATGTTTATAGTCCCATTGTCAGTCATCATCCCTACTTGTAATGAACCAGTCCCAGAAAATGAACTAATGAAAATATCATAAGTTAATCTCAAGGATCCTATGTAACCATCAGTGCCAGCAAAACTACCATCTAAAGAAATGGTTTGCCTGTTTACTGCATCCACATCTGAATTTAAATCTAAAGTATTAGCTGAGACATCTATACTATCCCATGGATGATCACCTGGAGCCCCAGCAACCGTCCAGTTGCCAATACCCCCTGTAAACTCTCTATCATCAACATTCGTTATTCTGTTATGATCGGCAGCGCCACCACCCTCATATATGATCCAGTTAGTACTAGTACCAGTACTAAAGTCACTATTATCTGTATCAGTACCATTAGCAATCTTCTCTAAACTAGCAGCACCAGATTTCCAATTTCTAGTAAAGGCAACAGCATCTGCAGGTTTTAATGTCAGCCATCTATGCGTAACATCTAATACTCCATCAGAAAGAAAAGTGCTCAATTGATCTTGAGTAGGGCGAGTTACCCCGCTTAACGTTTCTCCTGTCAGTGCTTCTACTTGTGTTTCTAAGTTTGCCATATAATCCTTTTAATAAAACCTACCCCCTCCGTGGGGAGAGAACTTCCCTTGGAAGGGGCAGATTTATTGTTTATCTACTTGATATAGTAGAGCTCTAGTGTAACACTACCAGCAGACACAGATGTAAAATCTGCGTTAGATGTCACTATTACAACAGGGGCTTTGGCTACAGCATGATCAACGCGCCCCGATGGGACACCTACACTTACTCCAGTAGCTGCTGTTGCAAATACATTCGGGGTTCCCGTATGATATCTGTCAGCATCAGTGCCATCACCGATTGTTATAGTCGCAGACGTATCACCGGCAAAGCCGGTTACTGCTGTGCATGCTGCTCTTAAAAACACTGCTCCTGCTGGAATTTCTTCCGCAAAAGTAAATGTTCCTGTAGCGGCCGCATCAACCATCTCAGAAAACAAGATAGTCTTTGTTAGCTTCACTATAGCTCCTAAATCAACAGCGGCTGTGCCAGACGCACCAGCTGTCTCAGAAACTACCGAAACAACCTTATCTGGTTTATTAGCCACCCAGTATTTATCAGCCATGATCTACCTCCTAAACTGCTGTTAAGTGCAGGTTATAGGAAACACCACCAATGACAATCACAACGTAAGAATCTTCTTCGCCGGGATCACCAGTGGTTACGCCGCCTTCGATTGCATTAGCAATAGCCTCTAAGGCAGTATCGTTTTTATTTTGTCCATATAATGGATTTGCCATAATCAGACCTCCTTAAGACCAAAGAGCGTGACATTCAGGCATACTAAATTCCATACCTGCTTCTGTCAAGATCATATCAACTCTACGGTCGATACCGCTGTTTTCAAGTGTTTGCACACCTACATAAACAGATGTATCTCTGTTGATACCGTTGCCCACTAATGGGCGATATTTAGCATAATTCATGTTTATGCCAAGCATTTTGATGTTAGTGCCATCTAAGTGAATATTACGAGCAACATTCATATCACCGTAAGGTGTTGAGAATGTGGTAATATCTACGCCTAAGATCTTCTTCTTGCCACTCATAGCAAAGTCAGCACGCATATTAGAAGAGATTTCAAGATTGTTCTTGAAGTATCCACCAATTTTATGCATCCAGTTGTAAACAGCTGTGCTTACAAAGAATACTGTGCCTGTTGAGCTATTATAGCGAGGATCTAGATAGTTAGACATATCATCTAAGAAGTCATCAGCAGTTTTGGTAGTAATATCCAAATTGAATACATTACCATTTTGAGAGATAAAGTCTACTACACCTTGAGTGTATTGAACTCCATCATCAACAAGTTGAGAACCGAACAATAAAGATTGTTCAATATCCCATTTATGCTCGATTAACTTCTCGCGCCATATACGTGACCATTCATTCTGCTCATATTTGAGCTGAGTTGCACGGGCAGTATTGGTCATAGCCATTGCTGTCTTCCATATTTGGGTTAAGCCATAGCCAGTTCCATAAGGTTGGTCTTTCCATGTTTCAGGATAACCAGTACCTTCAGCGAATGCAGTTCCAACAACATAACAACGGGCAGCTTCAAGCTCCCCTGAAATGCTCTTGTTATACACTGCGCCTGAAGCGCCACCAAGGATTTCATCACCAGACCAGCCAGCAAGATAATTAGAGCCACCACTAGCGGCTACTAATTTAACTACAGATGCTGTTAAAAGAACAACTTCTCTACCGTCTTTGTCTGCTGATGCTGCAGCGTCAGTAATCTTAACTATCATATAGTCAGTTACTGCACCACCGCCATCAGTTGATGACATAGGGATCTTAACCAATTGGCCTTCAAAGTAGAAGACTGGTTTAGTTCCTGTTGCACCAATTGCTTTAGCATTGTTAGATTGACCATAGACATTTTGAAGATTGCCGCTTGAAGCATAGTCTGTAGACATATATAGCTTAACGCTATCGCCAACAGTCATTGCATCAGGAAGACCACCATCATTATTCGCTACTAAATCAGCATCACCTGCTGAACCACCTAAATTGTCTGCTGCTGAATTATCAATCCAACCTGAGACATATGCGTATCTTTTATGCCATGATCCTCTTTTTTCCGTGTACTTAAACGCAGGATCATCTGTTGCGCTTTTTGACACCTTACTTACGAATCGAAAAAATGGGTCTTGTGCAAGAGCCAATTCAGAGACGCGGTCACCGAAATTAAACTTTCTACGAAGTTTACCAGTATCTAAATCCGGACCGTAACGTTCATTAGAAAAGTCGGAACTTGTAGATCCGCCTAAACCTTGATCGCCCTGAATGCTCCCAATAAGCCCATTACTGAATATATCAGCCATGTTTTACCTCCTAGGTATTTGGGTTTTGATCTTCGGCTACCTTAGCCAAAGAGATCATTCATGTCCAGCCCAGTACCTGCTACATCATCGAAGACTTGATCGTCCATTGATGCTTCAGCTCTGGGGCTGTTAAAACCACTAGCACTTGTAGGTATATCTCGAACATTTTGCATTTGTTCCATCATGTCATTACGGGTATTTTGAGCAATTCGCGCATTTGATTTATCACGATATGTTAATTCGTATAGATCATCCAGAGTTGGCTTCTGCGTCTTTAAGGTGTTCATAAAATCCATAAACTGATCTTTTGAAAGTCCTTTTCGCTTAGCAAACTCCATCATTCGCTGCTTTGCAATTTGATTGCGAGCGGCTACCTGATTTTTATCGCTTTCCTTTTTCAAGACTTTGCCCATCTTGCTTTGAACGGCTTTATCTACGTAATTAGCAAAAACTTTGCCAGAGTCTGAATCAGGTTTATCTACTGCTTCTTGAGCATCGTAAATAAAATCTTCATCAAGTCCTAACTCTTCTTTCACTGATTTGGCAGCTGTGCCACCCTCATTAAAATACCCTCGTACATGATCTACAAGGTTAGTGTCTTTTTTCATCGCATCTAGAATTGGTACAAACGGTTTCATGTTATTCAATTCATCCCGCATCCTAACAGCCTCTCTGCTAGAATCCTTATACCTTTTCTCCCAATCTACATTATGAGTGTCTGATTGCTGTGGGGTTGCCTCATATTGAGGTCCCGTCGCGCGGCTCAGTGTTGACTCTTTTGCCTGATCGTTGTCAATTATGATGCCATTGACATCGTTATCCAGCTCGTCAAAAAACGAATCCACAGGGGCCTCTTGAGGGTTACCTGAGTTATTTGCTGTTTTCATTATCTAGTTCTCCAATCTAATTTAAGATTTTTGTTTAGACTTTTCCAAGTCCTTTATTATCGAGTTTAAACCAGATTTAAACTTTTCTTTCTCTACAGTGGAAAAGCTTTTTTGTGACTCTCTAAGCACCTTTTGCTGTGCTTTGGTCTCTAATAGCTCTTTCTCCATACCAGTTTTAACCTGATTCTTTTGTTTGTCCACTTCCATTTCTGCTTGCATAACTTTACTTTTGATCCCAGATTGTACAACTTGACGTTCCAGGGTTTCAATTGTGCCATGAGCATTTTTAAGTTCTTCTTCAATACCCTTAATTTTTTGGCCCATTCTAGCAAGCATACTTTTTCTTTGAACAATTTTGTCTTTGTTCTTAATATCAGTCTCAGCAAGCACGGCTACATCATCTACTACACCTAGCTTCATTAATTCTTTTAATTCCTCTAAATACGCCCATCTATTAACTGGAAGCGTTGATCCAGCTATTATTCTAACATCAAACTTTGCAGAGGCATAATCATTCCATTTACCAATAGCTTTGCCCATATCATTATACACAGGAATATTAATTTCAACATCTTTTTCTTCATTAATCGCTTCTGGTTGAACAACTCTAAAGACCTTATGAGCTGTATAGACTGATTGTGTAAATTCCTTTACCACTTCGCCCAATTGCTTTAATCCAGGTTCAATTGCATTTTTAAGCCATTGTTTAACTCTTCTGGTCCCATATTCGTCCATTGCTAACATACCGCGATATGTATCATGCTGAGCTGATGTATCTCCTTGCATTGCTCCATATATACCAGCGAGATATTCCATGTCTTGTTTACCTTCTTGGACTATCCCAAAAAAAGCATTTGACAGTGGTGCTGGCTGTACAGGTGTTGGAGGTACTGCTCCAGGTCTTATTGGTAGTAAAGCTCCAGGTGAAGATGCATACTGTTCCCAGTGGTCCGTATCTATACTTCCTTCCTCATGCATCCAACGTAACGAGGATCCCAATGAGGCATTATGCACCATTAATTGATGGGCTTTGTTTAATTCTCTCTGCTTACCTATAAGAGGTGATACAGCTGAAATTGGATAAGGAGTACCTGTCCATTTAAAATGAAATGGGACAATCGGATATTGTGAAATATTATGAGGTAAATTCTTTGAATATAAAGTTTTATCACCAACCACACATGTTAACTTAATCCTACTTTTATAAAATGGAACTTTATTAACTAACATCGAAACGAATACTTTGTCTTTTGATAGAACAGTAAATTCTTCTTTGGTAACAACCTTATTTTCAATTTTAGAAACTTCAGCCTGTAACTGACTTGTATATTCTTGTTCTGCGGATTGTAACTGCTGCTGAACTCCTTGCTGTGCTTTCTCCATTTCTAGTTGATAGCGTTCTGGAAGCATTTTCCCTTCTTGAACGGCCATCTGCATTTGCTTATCTTTCTCTAGCAATTGGACTTCTAACTCTTTTTGAAGTTCCATTAATTTGATTTTAACAATTTTTTGAATTTGCTCTATTTCTTCTTTTGATGGTGGAACCTTATAGAATATATTCACATATGGAACTTGAATCTTCTCATACAGTTCAAATAATTCTAATAATTTATCATGTTCTGCTTTTTCAGGGTCAATTGCATCTGATCCTGAGATATCTTTATAATTGAAATCTTTCTGCTCTGCCCCCATAGACTTTTCAGTATAAACATATTCAGTCTGTTCATCTGAACTCGCAGCATTAATTATTCTAGTAGCCTCTGGATATAATTGCCTTAAATGGCTTGCAGGTAAAACTTTTCTAATTAGGATAAATGCAGCGTCTTTAAATAGTAAATCTCTAGATTTAGGATCTACATATACATCAAAAGGATCTGGTTGTACTACTTTGACATCTCCCATGCCGTTATCTGAGTCAGGATCTACAGTAACCATCATATATCCAATAGATTTGGTTATAGCATCATTAACGCAATTAGCAAATAGAGTCGATCCATCAGATAGGTTCCAAACATAATCAGCCATATCAGAATATACAGCTGCAACGTCTGTATCGTCGCCTGTAACAGCAATAGCCTGCCATCGAGGAGTTTTTGCTGTAGCATAAAAATTTAGCATTTCAACAACTGGCATAATTCTATTAATAGTAAATGTAGGCATGCCCTGTTCTTCTAAAGCTATGCGCTCGTTCTCTGATAGCTGATTATCATTGGCAAAATCAAAGCCTTTTTGGTTTATGTATTCCCATTGTGTTCTGGTGCTGCCATTGACATTTTGGAATAACTGTCTAATTCTTTTAGCTTCTTTATCCGTCTTAGCCATTTTAGCCCTTTATCTCAAAGTGAGGGAAATCATCAAATTTATTATCCATTACTTGCCAGTCTTGGTCCCAGTCTCCACCCCACCGAATATTATAGCCCATCCCGCGAGCCACCCCAAGCACAAACCCTGCAAAAAGAGTTTGGCGCTCTCTGTCATCCCAATCCACGGGGTAAGGTGTGACATCAACAGCGTTAGAAGGCATAGAATTATGCCTACCATTAGGGAAACGAACTTTGCTTTTTCCCTCGTCAACGAATCTGTTTTGTCTTTCTTCACCTCTGTGTCCCTCTAGTACTGAACAATCTACATATTTAATGACTTCGTTAAATACCTCTTGTAATTTTTTATCGCATGTTTCTAATCTTTTCAAACTAGATTTTCCAAATCTCGGCATATTCTCTCCTATGCTATAACCCAATTACGGGCCCTAGGTTTATGTTTGTACCATGTTCCTTCTTTGTTTTGCTTCATCGATTTTGGTGGATGAGCATACTTACAGGCATATGCTAATGCATCTATAGTATCATCATGACCCATTCTTGGTCCAAATGTCATTATCTCTCTCTGAAGATCATAGTGTTCTTTTTTAAGAAATATAGACCCTACAGCAAAACGTTGAGCTAAGATCTCCTGGATCCTGTCTCTTTTAGAGTGCCTATTTCCAGGTTTTTCTGCAGTATACTTAACAGTAAAATCATTACGACGCCTCATTTCTGCATTGATTGCTTGGAAGACTGGTTTCGACATAGTAGTGTCTTCAATTGTAAATAAGCCCGGGTTATATATTTTATTATAGTCAAATACATAGTCCACAATCCCCTTTTTGCCTTCCCCAGGTATGCCAAGTACAGGTAGCGAACGCTTCCGTAAGTAGTCAAGTACATAACAATTATTATCGCTATCGACAGCCAAAGCAATAACAACACTGAAGTCACTATCACGCCTAGTACTATCAGTGGCTGGATCAACGCCAACAAAAATATTGACCGGCCGTTCATCGCCCTCAGCCGTCTTAATATAACTGAGTTCAGTTTCTTGATCCCTGTAAAAACTGCCCTCCCAGTATTTGATGTGGTTCCTGCTGAAGATTGAGTCTTCTTCATTTTGCACCTCCATCATATACTCTTGATAAAACTTTTGCGGTTGCCCGCTGTCTTGATAAAACTTTTTCTTTCTCTCCATCTCTTTGTGGCCAAACCAATCCGGCCATAAAGGTGTTCCATCTGCTTGTATTGCCTTGTACGTTATTACTTTCCATGAATAGTCCTCTCCTTGTGCCAAAGCTTTGATATGACCGTCAAGTATCCTTGTAGTAAATGCATCGAAGTGCACAGGCGTACCATTAATACGCAACCTCCCATCAGTAGGCTCCAAAGCAGGGAAGACCACTGCAGTAACAAGATTTGCGATTTTATTACGAGACTCAGGCGTAACGGTATTATTCTCGTCTTCAAAATCGTCGAGGATGATAAGATCGTATCTTTTATGCAGCTTAGCCCCGCCACGTATACCCGAAAGGTTTGATTTCGAGATAAGTTTGCTGCCATTTTTAAGCTCAATGTCATCTTCTGTCCATTTTCTCCCTTTTAAGTCACCGAAATAATACAAAATCTTTTCATTATATTCCAAATGATATTTTACATAATCTAAATTAGGAACAGATATCTTACTAGACGCAGCTACCCATCCATAGAATAAAGGGTCTTGCGTAAAAACAAAATCGTGCACAATATTACATTTAGTCATTACCGTCTTACCATGCCCACGTGGTAATATTATTCCCAATTGCCTATAATCTTTATTCATCAAAGCATCCGCTACTTCATAATGAAAGAACGGAGTCTCAGATCTCATAAAATCATCGGGTAAAAATAACTTACCGAATGCTATAAGGTCTTTACTCGCAAGCTCAAGTTGTTCCTCCATAAGAGAAACATCGTTCAAAATTATATTAGCCATTAGGTAACTTGTCTAAGTTCTGCTTTCCCATCTTTAGACCTTTTAGCCAAGACCCTTTTCAATCCTTGTAGAGCTGCGAACTTCATAACCCCTGTATTTTCTGCAAAAATATTTTGCCAGGCAGCTGCAGGTGGTGCCGTAGGCACGTCTGGATCTGTTAGGGATCTTTTAAATAACTCTTCAGGTCGTGATAATTTTAAATAATTTTCAAATTCTATTTCTTTATATCGAGGATTATCTTGCTTTTTCAATTCGTGCCCCTCATAAAAAAACTTAAATGCATCCATCTCAGCTTTTGCCTTATCTTCAAATGGCAAGGTATTATAAATCAATTCTTGACCCTCCGGCCCTTTAGGATCCCACTTTGGGAGATCTTTACCTATAAATTCATTTATTAACATATCTTCCATTGTGTGCTGATCTTTCATCTCTTGTTTATTCATGTTACTCCTCTAATTGTGGTCTCTCAACCGCATCTAATGCGTCAGTAGAAAAACCCTGAAATAAAGCTCCGGACACTTGTGTAATCTTAGTGCTCTGCTTATCCTCTAGGTCCATAATGTCAGCCAGTTTAAAAAGAGCCTTTAATCTAGTGTCATCCTTGTCGGAAGAGAGAATAACCTCCTTGATGTTTTTAAGTACGAATGTTTCATCAAGATTAAGTTCTTCTAAAACTGGCTTTAATTCTTCTTTCATTGCCGTCCTCACTCTTTCGGTTTTGATTAGCTGCCCCGCTTTTACATTAGCATAATGCGGGTTATTAGTTGGGAATGCCTTTAAATATGCATTGACTGGTGACATACCCATAGACATTAACGTAGCAAATAAAGCTTCAAACTTAGTTAACTTACTTCTATCTAGTAGTATATCATCAGCCTTTTTATTCCCACCAAAGGAGTAGATATTGACCCTTCTTGATGTATCCATCTTTACAGAAGGCCTTACGGCGAATGTACCAGTACAAGTACCGATATACTCTGCAATCTTTTTCTTCCCCTTAGCTTGATGCATCTTTCCTCGTCTTAGAACTTGAATAATACAGTCATCAGACGTTTTAACCCATTCACCGACATTGCCTTCTCTCCAGTTCGACTGAACAATCAGCCCATCCGGAAGGATATCGTCAGAGTCAAATACTTTATGCTCAATATTATTGACTTTATAAAATCTCACTTTTTCTTAGGAGGAACCCCTCCTGGCACCACTCCCGCTACACTAGATTGAAATAGATCTTCTAGAGAGTCTAAAAATTTATGATCTGGTTCCATTGAACTTGGTGGCTTTGATGTTGCTTCTAAAATAGCAGAAGATACTCCATACTGTAAAGCAGCACCTGCCGCCTCTGCGGTTGGCACTGCAGCGCCTTTAGCGACTAGTGGTGTACTTAGCTTGGTACCTAATATTTCAGTAACAGCCGACACTTGGCCAAGAGTTTTAGCAGTAGCTAATGCAATTAAGAAATTATCTTCTTTAGTCCTAGGCCCGCGCCCTGTTTTTGGTATTCTTCCCATCTTTTTTCTCCTTTTTTACAGGTGCAATAGTCTTTTGGGATTCTTCCATATGCTGAAGATACCCATATAAATTATTAAATCTCGATCTAAGATCGTTGATTTCTTGGATTAATTCATTTCTAACCTTATCAATCTTTTTATCTATACTATAACCGTCTAAACTAGACATTGCCGTCTCTCCTCTTTTTGTCATCACGCATTCGTGTAAGTGTGCTAGTAGATGCTTTATGACGCGCTTGCTTTTTCTGGTCCACATCCTGCATTGTTCTAGATAACATTTCGAAGAATTGAGCGTGATGTTCTTTTGGTATAGCTTGTTCAGCCATCTTCAATCCTTGCTTTAAATATTTGAGTTCTTTCTCATCCATTACTTACCCTCCTTGTATTGATAATCAGGTTTTCTATAATTAACACCCTTTTTTTTAGGCTCGGGTTTATGCTCACGCCCAACTGGGTGCGGTTTACCACCATATGGTCATGTGTGATAGCCCTTTTTCATTTAAAAAACGGTACCATCCTCTAAATCTTTTAGTGCATCTAAAATAGCTCCACGATTTACTGTGCCTGTATTGATAGGCATCCAGTCTGCTTTAAACTTGCCCCCATAGCGATTTCTATTACTACCTTTTCTTTGTTTGGATGTCATCTTATTCCAGTGATCAGGATTAGAAAATGTCTCGGATCCACTATAGTAAGTAGGCTGATGAACTGAAACGTCTTCCCCAGCAACAAAGATATTACTTATAAGGTTCTTTCCTGCCCCAGGCTTCGTGTGCCCTGTTCCCCATGAGTTAGACTGTGAATAAACATCGGCCCTAAATTCTTCGGCTAAATATTGACAACTAGGCCCTTGACCAGACATATCACAGGAAGCTAAAGCTATATTAGACAACATGCTTAATCCATTTACATTCTCAAATGCCTCTTTTAATATTGCTATAGATTCCCCACCATACGCAGGAGTGTTGGTCGTTGTCAACACCTTAGCTCCTCCGGTCATATGTTCCTTTTGATTTGCAATCTTTACAAAACCCTCGTCAGCAGCATGACCCATAAGTACTAGATTATAATTTTCATTAAAGTATCCAGACTGTCTTAAAACATCTAATTGAGAATTTAAATCATCTTTTCCACGCCATGTTACTATCGTTGCCATCATCTCTGGATTATTTCTAGCCATCCACATTGCCTGTGATTTGAAACCCTCATCATCTTCACCATACCAATATGCCCCTGAATCTAGCAATCTACCCCTTGAATACTCAGGAGAGCGATCTTTTACAGATTTTATATAGCTAGTCGCAAGTGGAGAGTTTACTTCATATTCATCGACAAACATAGCCTCACCAGTGTTTCTACCGAAAACAAAACGTTGGAGTTGTGGGTCTTGAGAAATGGGGTCGTACTCGCTTCCAAATACATACGAAAAAAATTTGGTTGGGGATCTTCGACCCCCATACCTGCCAGTATCTTTTTGCTCTGCATCAGTGACCCTAGTCATTACATCTAACATTCCACCTGCAGGAACAAATTGATGGCCTGTAATATTGCCACCTTTATCCCTAGAGTACTCTCTTGTAAATAACATTGTATTTTTTATATCTAAATCAGTTCCAGATATATGCTGTGCGGTTAATTCAGTACCACTAGCATCGTAGAATAATGTTTTATGCTCATTATCCATATATGCCCTAAATCCTAGCCATGCCATTTTATTTCTTTCTGGCTTTAGCAGACCTACTTCAGGAGTTAAGACGGCTGGAAAATCAACATATATAAAGTCTGCAGCAGCAGAGTAGTTTGTCTTTACGGGAAGCCCCATAGGCTTTTGATTACCGTCTGCTAATATAAGGGTTTTAACCCCCTGTATATCAGTTGGTTGTATCCACCTATCTTCATTACGATCCTCTGTACGAGGATACCACTCCTTAAGATCCCCTTGTTGGAACTTACCGGTAGTTAGCGGAGTTACAAACCTGTTATCGTCTGTATTATGTGGCCAATCTTTATGATCTGGATTATTCGACACTAACATGCTCCTCTAAATGGACTTCCTTCAATTCCTCTACGACAGCATTGATTTGCGCGAGGCTATCCTCCATTGTGTATACCCTGTATGTCAACTCCTCAATAGACCTAGTAAGTTCCCCTACTAGACGTTCTACCTCGATTTGATCCATAACAACATCCTTTATTTTACTCTATTTAAATCAATTTCTTTAGCGAACGCTTGTTCGCGTTAAGAAGAAATTATAAGACTCCTCAGAGTCTACTAAGTTTCTCCGAAGATGTATCCTGCTTCAAGCAATGCGATTGTATCTTCATCCCAGTACTCTGACACGTCTACATCGCCATAGTGGAAGGTGGTTCGCTCAGTAAGTATCTCTTCGGTAAGATACTCTACTTCTTCCGTTTCCTCATTATACTCAATAGTCAAAACGTAAGTCTTCATAAACACCTCCTATTTATACCATATATATTATATACTTTTTGTCAAATATGCAATAACTTTCTTTATTCTTCTAAGCCCTAGTAAAATCAAGTGCTTAGAGTAGTTTACCACCTTTCGACACATTCTTGTTTGAAACAGGATTCCAAATCCAACCCTGCTCCTTTGGTCGCAGGGCAAAAATGCGTGTGATCCACGGCACAATAAAGGGGACAATTGTAGGTAATTTGTTTGGCCAGGCGTACCTCCACCATATGAAGAGCCGTAGCTACTAAAATTATAATGATATCCGCCCATGTCATAAAGGCCCCCTTTTTCACCAGATAATATAAAACTTTTTAGTTGATTTTCAAAGAGGTTTCAAAAATTAAAGGATTTGATCGTATGGCTAAACCTTAAGGCATGTCCGGGTATGTGGGACTTTCCACATTAACAAAACCGTTATTTTCGGTTACATATGAAAGGGTTCTCAATGAACTTCATACTAAACAGTATCTACACAATCAAATGGTTGTTCTCAGGCGAATCATTCTACACTAGAGCAGAGTGGGTTGATTCATTCGTTACAGGTGACGGCGCGACAGTGTTGGTATTTCAACGGGTTGGCAAACTCAAAGAAGATGGTTCTCCAATCTACTATTACTTCACTGATGCCGAACTTACTTCACAAGTTTGTGCCCCATCTACCATCAAAGAGTACTCTGTTTAATCAGAGGCTCTATCTTTGGGGTTGAATAGGTATATATTGTGTGTAGATGGATTACTCTTGGACATCTATATAGTAAGACCCTTAACAGGCCTACACACATATATATTATATAAACTCATACCAAACCTTAACCTTATTCAATCGGAGAATAATAATGCCTAACACTGCATATAATAAACGACAAGAAGATGCACTTGCATTAATTGAAGCATCAAAATTAAACTTTAACTGGACTGATCAAGAGATTGCTGACTTTGTTAATCAATTCCCTGATAACCCTCAAACTAAAGTGGTACTCTCATTCTTAGACCTTGATGAAGAGGTCTTAAGAGTAACCACACATTCTGTTAGGAGTGTATAAATGCAGAATATATTTAATCAATGGCATAGTAGAGTAGCCAGACAATACCTACAAGATACTTCTAAGGTTAATAGAAGTACAACCAACCTATTATCAATTAAATGGGTTAAGGATACTGGATTAAGTACTACTAAACTACGTCATATGGCTCGAGCAAGACTAGCTCAATTAGGGAGAATATAATGTCAAGAGTATTTGCAGTAGTATGGATCGCAGCAATAACATTTCAGTGCTTTATGCACTATAATATGGTAGGTTACCACAGCAGTATTATATTCTGGTGGTTACTAAACTTTAGCATCGCATCCTTAATATGGGATGGATATAAAGTAAGGAAGTAAGTATGGAATTTAATACATATGTTATCAATGGTCAGTTCTTTGTCATATGGTGTGGACCAATAGTCTATACTGATGATGAAATAATTGAGCACGAAAAGCGTGAAGAAAGACTTACTGAAGATGCTTTTTGGGAAGAACATTACCAATAAGATAAATAGCGGGGACGAGCTTTGGTAGGCTGGACTGTCTCATAAGCAGTAGTATTGTGAGTTCGATTCTCACCCCCGCAACAAAATTGAGAGAGTGAACTAAGGAGCTGCGAAACGTGCTCATAAGTTCATGGTCATGCCATAAGCTCTCTCAAGCGTATTGAAGAATAGCGCAGGCAAAGGGTTCATATTTCCCTTCCGTAACGTTATCATGGCACACTGTTGACCCTTAATCAACAGCCTGGGAGATTTAGGCTAAATGATTCAACCAATCATTAGCAGTGTGCTTTATAATTAAACAAGAGAAAGAGGTTATCAATGCAAATAGTAATAAATAGTACCTATGAAGAGATCAAGTATAGTGATGCAATAGTATTAGACTATATGAGATGTATGGACTGGTTTCAAAGAGCTATGCTAGAGAGTGATTATGAGTTGTTTGATGACACGATCAAGCTTGCTAAGATTGTCTTTGATGATATAGATATCAATGATAATAATTGGAGAACCTTAGGTAATGGTGTATCACATCTATTGGCTAGGCTAGAGTTAACTCGTACATTACGAGATGATCATTCATTAGTATGGAGACTACCTGAATCAGGTATATATCCTAAATATCAAGCAAATATTGCTGAATTAATGATGGTAATGGGTATGTTTGACAAACTTAATACAAATGAGCTATCATGACTAAAGAAACTGACCCTTTTTATAGTTATGTAGAAGCAATGATAGGTAAACCTATCGATGAAATAGATGGTGTATTAATTCAACATCTATGGCATTTATTTATGGATCAACCAGTAAAATCAGAAAAGGAAGAATAATATGATAACAGTAACTGCAATATGTCCTGAATGTGGGGATATAATAGAAGAACAAGAGTGCGAATCACACCCTGATACTGCACTATTAATATATGAATCTGAGAATGAAGCGTTTGTTGGTGAAGCTCTTGTAGAGTATATATATGGAGAGCATAATGAGTAAATATACTAATAGGACCTTGTTTGAATACTTTGAGATGCTTCTATTAATCTTAATAGCACTATCACCCTTTATATTGATTTACTATGTCTTTATGGTAATGAGCTAATTATGATGAATTGTAAAAGTTGCGGAAAAAAAGTACTCATAGAGAATATGGAGTATGCAGAGTATCATTTAGAATGCTTTAAATCAAAGATGGACACTACTACGTTCATTGATGAAAAGATGGATCTACGGACCTATCCAGTTAGCTATGATGCACCTGCCGAAAAAGAAACTAAAGAAGAACAATGGGGTCATCTTTACAAAGCTTTAGGAGTTAATAAAGCTACTGTTTGGATGGCTGAAAATGTTTATAATGACAGAGATATGGAAGATATCTTTCATAAAATAATGGAAGGGGAAATAGACCTATGATGAATCATTCAGAGTTAGTCAGATTTTATCAAATGCAATTGGTAAAATTTAGAGCACTCCAAACAAAGAATATTCATAAGACTGAATTTGGAACTAGAATTACACCAATATTAATAGGTGCAACAGAACGTAGGCTTAATGAATTAAGAGCTGGTAAAGTTACCCAAGCTATCTTAGATATACCTATTTTCAAGAACGGAATAGATAATGGATAAAAAAATGGAAGAGGTTATGCATCAATATGTAGTTTTATTCTCTTGTAAAGATGATGAAGGGGTAATACAGGACCATCCTTTGCGTCCTTTTGAGCTCAAGTTAGAAGCTGATATGTATTTAGATGGATATGTAGATGCCATTATTAATCATACAGCTGAAACAAATATAGGTAAAGTTAAAGGACTGTTCAGAATATCAAAAATAGGAGAAGAAAACTATGGGAAGAAGACCCCTACCAAAAAAGTTCAAAAACAAGATAGCATTAATGAGGCTACTTGATAAGGTTACATATAGTAGGGTAGCTGAATATAATCGTGTCTCAATTGGGACAGTACAGAATTGCGTAAAGCAATACAAGACAGATCACCCGATATGGTTGAAGGTGAGAGCTGTTGTGCACAAGTTAGTTAACTAAAAGGAGTATCAAATATGCCGAATATAAAGGTATTAGCAGGTGGCGGTTTCGTAGAACAAGAAGTTAGAGCAGAAACAATATGTGAGTTAAGAGAAGAACTCGATATTAGTTCTGGGGCATCTGTAGCAGTGAATGGTTCTAATAAGAACAATTCATACAGTCTACAAGATGGTGATCTAGTTGCTGCAGTCAGTAATGACAAAACTGGAGGAGATCAGTAAAAACTCTACTCTTGGGTGGGAGTATAACTTACCCAAAAATTATCTCGCGGGAGAAAGTCTAGCTGTCGTGGCTGGGAGATTCGAGTATTGATAACAAGAACGATAATATATAGTTTTTAATAGTGCCTGCTATTAAACGACGGGAGAAACCAGGTGGGTTTATACCATGAGGTCACTGAAACTGCATAAATTCTACTATATATTATCAATTCTAAAGCCACACTCTAATCAAGTGATTGAGCTCTACGCTACCACGTAAGAGAGGGTGTGGCAATAGAAGAAAGAATTTAATGTACACTAAAAGTAAAAAATTTAGAGAAAGCAAAACAAGGGCTAAATGTAAATATTGTACTTCAACAAAATTGCATTGGGCTGATACTGAATATGGTTGGCTATTATTTGATAAAAATGGTACTCGACACAAATGCAAGGAGAAAAAATGAACTATAAATTAATCTTAGTATTATGGATTATATTTGCAGCATCTGTTATTTATTGGGATATGAATAGATACGCCGATATCCCTTTAAGCGATTGCCATGAGGCACCTATTAAAATGTATTATGATAAACCAATGTGTACTGAATGTAAACTATTTTGTGAGGTAAAAAAATGACAAAACTTAAAGATATTAAATGGTATTCAATTAAAACTATAGCTAAAAGCTGTGACCATTGGAGGCAACTAGAACCAGGGACTCAACTCAATGTTATGAAAGAACATAGAGATGAAATAATAGAGAAAGGTTGGGGTAAAAATGACATATTATAACACTAATCAAGCAGTTGGGCTTATGCTTAGCATACATGAAATAAATACATTAAAACAAGATGAATTAATATTTGCTGTATTTAGATTAAACCCTAGTGCACGCTTTACACCATCAGAAGTAGATGATCTTATCCCTAGAGCATGGCCATTAACTAGCACAAGAAGAGGGATTTCTACTTTAACTAAAGCTGGTAAGTTAACTAAAACCAGTGAGTTACGTATGGGTAACTATGGTAAAAATGAACATGTTTGGAGGTTAAATGCTGAAAATAATAGATAAGATAGTTGAAATAAGCCCAACACATAAAAAAAGAAGACTTCTTATAACTAAAGATGAGCTTCAATGGATCTTAATTATTGGACATCCTGAATATAATGATGATGAGATGGCAAAATCAGCAAATAAATATTATTATCCAAGATTAGATTATCTACTTAAAGACCTCCTAATGAAGAAGTATAGAACAACAATAGATGATTTAGAGCTATCAACAGTATCGGAAACAATAGAATCTTCATTTCAAGAGATAAAAACTCTTGGAATGGAAATAGAAAGTAATTTGAAGGGATTATTACTTTATGAATCAAGCTAATGAACCAATATGTGTAGAGTGTGGTGAATATTTAACTGGATTTGCTCTAGAAAATGAACAAAAAGTATGCCCAGATTGCCAGGAGTTTTTAGATGGAGTAGATAATCATGGGAAGATTTAGAGATGATGAAAAGAATCCAACAAGGAATGTTAAAATATGTCAATCATGCGGTAAAGCATGGGAGACATGGAACATTGGAGCGCAAGGTGGAACTGAATTTTATCACGATTTTCCTCCAAGAGGTATAGAACGTAAACGATGTATGTATTGTATAAGGGAGATGAAAAATGCAATTCAATTTGAAATCAAAGATTACAGATCACAGCATAGACTTAAACAGCTTAGCTGAAAGAGTAATAGTAGGGCCGCAAGAAGAAGTATTACGCACAATTGAGCATTTTAATGATATGTTTAACTCAGATATTAGATGCACTAAGAGATTTAGATGGGAACCAGGCTTCTATAAGAAATTGAATGCTTTACAAATTAAATCACTCAGTCTTCATACACAGCCAAGAACTGTAAAGGCTGCATTTAATAAAGTTAGTAATTCTGATTGGTACCATAGACGATTAAGAGAACAGACTAAAAAAATAGATACAATGCTTTATCAATTAAGGTCTAACAACATGATGTTTCAAGATAACACTGATGCTGTAACAGAACAGACGTCTGCATGGTTTAACGGTATTATGAGTACTGCTGAAGTAATGAATAATGAAGATAATGGTTATTTATTTGAGATTTATCATGCAAAGGATGGTGAATATAATAAAGACTATATAGTATTTGTCATTACAATAGATGGATTCAATATGGATATAGGAACTTCAGATGTTTATGCTCCTATTGAATGCGGTAAGGTAAAGATGTATGTTGCATTAGACTTAATCAAAATCATAGGTGGAGCTATATCTGGAAGTGATGTAAGCTTTGGCAGAGAATATCAGCATAGTGGTTATTATTTAGGTGGGCAATACTTTCCTACAGATGGAAACTTACAATTTCCATACATTAGTGGCGGTCGTGGTTGGTCAAGTAGAGTACTTAACTATATGGGAGCTATGGGAGATTACACTGTTATAGATGATGGGATAAGAGATGATAATCCTGGTACTGATGGATACACAGCTTTATGCTTTGGAGATGTAAAGAATCAAATCTTACAGCCAATGGCTAGTGGTAGGCTTGATGAGGTAGTATTTTGGTTAAATAAATGGGGAAGCTTCTATCATATAAGTAGAACTAGTCCATTAAATAACTATACTAAGATGTATCATGGAACTCCAGAGGTATTATATGGTGGTCGTATGAAAGATTTACTTAGTAGTAAAAATAGTCAACATTGTGACTATATTGTTCCTGCTGATCAATC